TGTTCTACTTCTTCTAATATAACAGTTATTAAGTTTTCAACTTTATATGGATTATACCCATATCTACTTAATATATTGCTGTTAGTTCCTCTATATTCTTCATTAGTATCAACAAGTAAAATTCTTTTAATTTTGCTATTAAAAATTCTTCTTGTTTGATTACTAAAATAATAACTAGAACACTCAACCATTGAATAGGTAAATAAATTTTCTTTTTCTTCTTTACCTGGACAAAATTGAAGTGTATTATTTTCTTTAGTTTTCATTTCTTTTATTCCTTTCTGGATCCTTTTAGGATCTCTTTACGATCTTTTTATTATTCTTATTAATATATTCTACTGTTAAAAATGCAGCTTTAAATTCTTTAATAGCTTGTTTAACCCCTTTACCTTTAACTGTAATTATTTCACTACCTTTATTTGTAGTAAATTTATAATCGTATCTTTTCATTGTTTATTCCTCCTCTTGTGTGGTCTCGTCTTCAAATAGGAATGTTCCATACTCTAGGAAATGTTTCATATCCTCCATAATTTGTTGAACTGTTTCTATTCTGTCAATGATTCCGATTTCATTATCAAAACCACCACTAGCCCAAGAGACATTCCAAGCCCCATCATCTCTGTGTCTTGTAACTCTTTTATCTCTACTTAGAGTAAAATTATCACTACCCCACCAACCTTTTGCAGTATAAGAAACCTTTGTATAGCTTTCTTCATCGCTATAAGTTCTCTCTATATCCTGCTTTCGTATATGTATTCCGTCATAGTATTCAAGTTTCTTTGTTCCTAACTTATCCACTTGATAGGTATATTTATATTCTTCTTTATTCATTTATATTCCTTTCTTAATACTCTATTGTATAACATTGTTTACAGATATTCAACAACCTTTATGTATTTATTTCCAGGATATTAAAGATAGTGGGGGGAGTTTGTTATAAATTCAATACCATATGGTTACAGAACACTTCATTTTTAAGATACTTTAGAATATAAGATATTCAGATAGTTAAATTAAGAATCAATAAAGGAATATTCAACTAAATAACCAATTAAACAAAGTGCATATATCAATATGGACATCCCCCTCTTGTTATTGTATGAGATCTTTATTTATGGGTAACAAAATGTATTAAATTCGTGTACTTAAGCATACTATATATAGTGTACTTTCAAGGACATACTACATATAGTATTATTGCTATCACAGTAATACTGGTTAGTATCATTTACCTGTTTTAAAGTGTTCTTACACTCTTTACATTTCTTCAATAAGATCCATTTTAATAGAAAAGAAAAAAGAAATATAAGAAAGAATAATGGTTGGTACTTCTCACCCTGTGTCATCCCTCCCAAACCGATAACAAATCTATTTATGACTTATTTTATATTATGAAGTAATAGGCTTTTACCCTAGTTATGATGGTCTAGCTAATCCACTTTATTGATGATCTGGTCAGATATTCTTTTCCTAAGAGCTAGAAAAATATCCTGGTTGTTGTTGTAATACTATCATAAATTTATTAATATACAAACTACGAAAGTAATGTGAATTACTAATAGTAAAAGGACAGTGTACAGGATTGACTTGGGGCAACTCAAGTCTTTCTTGTTTCTAAAGGAAAAAATGACAGAAGATGTTGAAACAAAAGACTGTGGGGTTTGTTTGATTCCACACTGGGAGGATCAGCTTGATCAATCTGGTTTGTGTCCTACTTGCTCTGTTGATGTAATAGAATAAAAAATTTTTTTTACTTCCTACGGCAAAACTATAAGGTATATATAATACAAAAATGATTCCTTTCCCAGATAAAAAATACAATATTATATACGCAGATCCACCCTGGTCATTTAAGAATTTTAGTAAAAAAGGTGAGGGTAGAAATCCTAATCAGCATTATGAAACACAAGACTTGAACTGGATTAAGTCTTTGCCTGTGAACGATATAGCAGACAAAGATTGTGTTTTATTCCTATGGGTAGTCAACCACTCTTTGCCCCAAGCATTTGAAGTTATTGATAGTTGGGGATTTACTTACAAGACAGTAGCTTTTAATTGGGTTAAGAAGAATATGAAATCTGAAGGTTTTTTTACTGGTTTGGGATATTGGACTAGGGGAAATCCAGAGCTTTGTTTATTAGCTACAAAAGGAAAGCCAAGTAGAGTTTCTAAAGCTGTAAGAGAATTAGTAATAGAACCAAGATCAAGACACAGCAAAAAACCTGAGAGAATTAGAAATGATATTGTAGATTTATGTGGTGATCTACCTCGAATAGAATTGTTTGCTAGACAAACTGCTGAGGGTTGGGACAGTTGGGGGAACGAAATTAATTAATAGGATCTTGTAAATCCTTGGGGGCTGTTCTTCCTTTAATTCTTGGATATGTTTTTGGTTTATGTGAATTACAGTATTTGAATTTGTTATACTTAGAAATAATTGTGGAGCAACCTTTTTGAACACAGGTTCTTCCACTACTATAAGAAGTAGAGGGTTTATGATTAGGATATTGATTTCCTTTGATATAATCGCTCATAAGTATTTAGTATAGAAGGAGAAAAGATGCCGAAGGGTAATTACTCATACAAAAAAGGTATGAAGAAAAACAAGAGCCGTAGAAAAAAAAGATAATGGCAAGACCGAGATGTTCGTTAAATGATGTTTTAGGGGAAACTTGTAGAAAACAAAGAAGGACAAGTTCTCCCTACTGTTCTCTGAAATGTAAAAATAGATTTCATTATGTTAAGAATAAAAAAAAGGATGAAGAACTAAAACCAAAAAGACCTCAAGATTCTACAGCTAGAGGTAAATACTATAATGACTTTGTTAAAGAGTATGGTGAAGCGTTAGTAGATAAACTATATACTCATCAACAAGTTGCTGACAAGATAGGTGTTTCAAGAAGTCTTGTTACAAAGATGTATATAGCGTACCTAGAAGATAAAGAAAACTTTGAAGCTCAAAAGACTTGGAAAACACCTTTAGCTGCAAAGAAGTCATTAAAAGATTTTAAAGATTTTAGAGATAGGTACTTTAGAACAGAAACAGGAGAGAAATACGAAACAGCTGACTTTCACGAAAACTGGATCAATCATATTGTTCAAGCTATAGAAGATGGTGGACAACAGATGATTCTCTCACCACCACGACACGGAAAGACTGACCTACTTACTCACTTCGCTGTATGGCAGATTTGTAAAAATCCTAATGTAAGGATTATGTGGGTTGGTGGTAATGAGGACATAGCCAAAAACGCAGTAGGTGCTGTATTAGATACTTTAGAAAATAATGAACAACTCACTGATGATTTTTGTGGTCCAGGAGAAAAGTTCCAACCTAAAGTTAGATCAGGAAAATCTTGGTCATCAGGACAGTTTACTGTAGGAACAAGAACTGTAACTGGTATTAAATCTCCAACAATGGTTGCTGTAGGTAAAGGTGGAAAGATTCTTTCAAGAGATTGTGATTTGATTATTGCTGATGACATTGAGGACCACGGAACAACTATTCAACCAAGTGCAAGAGAACAGACAAGACAGTGGTGGACTACAACTCTTTCATCAAGAAAAGAGGAACATACAGCTATTGTTGTTATTGGTTCAAGACAGCACCCTGAAGATATTTATAACTTTCTTTTAGACAACCCAGAGTTTGATACTTTAGTTGAAGAAGCTCACAGTTCAGAATGTATATTACCTGAACTAGAAGTAGAAGAACATAATGAATGTATGTTATGGCAAGGTAAGAGAAGTTATAAATGGTTACTCTCTCAAAAGAACAATGCTGATACCACAGGAGGTAGAGCAATATTTGAAATGGTGTATTTGAATAAAGCCTTTGTTGAAGGTATTACAATGTTTAACTCAGAAGATATAGATCAATGTAGAGATATGAATAGAAGGGTAGGACATATTCCTGCTAACACTCATTTGATTGCAGGACTTGATCCAGCTTCTACAGGTTTTCAGGCTTGTTTCTTGTGGGCAGTTGATTCTGATACTGGAATGATGTATCTAGTGGATATTGAAAATGAAGAAGGTGGTGGAATCTTACAAGCTAAGAAGTCAATAAAAAAATGGTATAAAAAGTACAACTTAGCTCACTGGGTTATTGAAGAAAACGGATTTCAAAAAGCTATTAGACAAGATACCGAAATAAAAGACTACTCATCACGAATGGGTATTCATTTAGAAGGTCATCAGACACAGAAAAACAAATTTGATCCTATTTATGGTGTTGGAAGTATGCAACAGCTGTTTGAGCAAAAACTAATAAGTTTGCCTTATGGCGATACAGAAAGCGAAACTAAGAGTAATATATATCGTAGACAACTAATTTATTTTTCATCTGCTGCTAACAGGGCAAGTAAGGCGAAAAGTTATAAATCTGATGTGGTAATGGCTAGTTGGTTTCCATTGAAGGTTATAAGAAGATTAGGCAAAGAGCGACTAGCTGAGGTAGGATTGGATTATAAACCAAGTTATGGAGAGTGGGATTTGAGTGAAATCAACGAAGCTCCCTGGAGTTAATTATGGATGCAAGTGAATTACAAGATAAAATAACGCAGTTACATTACGATAACCAAGATGCCTATGCAACAAGAGGTCGTATTCGTTCCATAATGAATGGTGGTCCTTCAGGAATCCTAGCTTTACTAGGC